CAATTACCATCTACGGCCACGCAAGCCTTTAAAAACTCGACATCTCAACGTCGCCTCCCGAATCAGGGTAGTCGTTAAGTGAAGAGTATTGAGGCTAGTCGTGGTATAAAACACTGAGAGCGTCGGTTGCATGGTAGCCCTTCGCTCCGTCCGGGTCCCTTGGCCTGAGAAACCGTGACCCGACGAAGCCGCAATAAATCGTAGGGGCCGCATACCAAGCGGCCCTGCTCTTTTTGCTAGCCCCTCCTCCTAAACGCAGGATCGATTAAGAAAACTGCCCATCATATATTGTAGTCGAGTCCAGTGAGCTGTGCTACGCGAAGGGTAGTTGTTCCGAAAGGTGCGTTGATCCTGGTGGCGGGCCTCGGAAGGGCAGGCCGCAACCGGATCACTCGGCTTCCTCCATTCCAGTTAGGCTTAGCTGATTTTCATGGGCGCGCCTCTTTGGGAAGGCCTTCCCGAAGAGCTTGCGGAAGGTCTCCTTGTCATCCGATACGCGCATCAGGGCCGTTACTTCGATGATCTGCTTGTCGAGGTGGGGATGGCCGGTCTGGGGCGTTAGAAACTGGTGGTGCGTGTGTTTGCGTCGGCCGCTGTCATTCGGGGGATTGACGCGCTTCAGTTCCGGCAGAACGCCGGGCGGGAGATGCTCATATACGAGTGTGTTAATCATTCCTCCGACGTATCTAGGTCGTTTGTGATTCCCTTCAATGTAGTTCCATCCGTTGAGCCTGTATAGTTGCTTGAAAAACTCATTCGGAAAACGCTTAGTCCAGGGGAGCAGCTCAGCTGAAATGTAGGCCTCCAGAATTCGGTTTAGTTCATCGCGCGCGCGATCCTGTTGGTACCCCGTTGCCTCATCCACGAGAGCGATGATGCCGACATGGGCCAAGCCCCTGGTAAGGATCTCGCAGGCCCGTGCAAATTTTAGCTGCGTTTTAAGAAGTACCCCATCTTCCCTGGCGCGCAGATACACCTCACAGACCTTAGGTAGCAACTCGGCCCGGTACCCGTACGCCTGCCCCCCGCGAGGGGCACGAAAAATGATGGGTTTCGAATCGGCTAATTCATTGGAAACGTAAGGCTTAAGGTTGTCTAACGCCAAGAAAGGCGCCACCTTTTCGATATCCGACCCCCACCCTCCCGCAGGGCGCCCAGACCGCCCTATAGCTCGGTAAAAGCCCCATTGGGTGAGGACCCTTGTGCCGTCCTCAAGCACAGCGCAGGGTATTTCTTTGTCGCCGATCTTTAGGACGCCCTCGTATGCGGCCCTTGGCGGATTCCTTGGGCGGCCACCGCCTTTCACCTTGCGCCTCGCTTGGATCTCAGCGTAATACTCCGGGCCACGTTCAGCAGTCTTCTGGCCGCCACGCCTTCCTAGTTCAGCGGCGGCCTCGTTTACCTGTTTTTCATCCACGCCTCCACAATACATCAGGCGGATGTAGTTTTCAAGATATTTTCATTTTTCCGTTGAAAACTGCAAGGGTAGACGCATACTCGATTCGTGAAACAAAAACCCGATCAGTGTTGAAGCACCGACCGAGGCCACTATCCCACGCAGCCGAAGCCGAGCGGACTCGCAACCCCATTATCGGCTTTTGTGTGCGGATCTCTGTACACCGCGCAGTCCGTCAGCTGTCGCTAATCCTCGGCATGGAGCGCCACTGCGCGAGGCGTGCTACGATCAGGCCCATGGAAGGCGAAGGCAAGCGCAGCGACCCGCCGCAGTGGCTCCAGGTCGGCGATGAGAGCTGGGGGCCTACGGACCTGAAGAAGCATCCGGCGCAGCCGCTTCCAGCCGCGCCTCAGCTTCCGCCGGTCTGGGCCTCAGATCGCGACTCTTCCTCCAACCTGGGCACCGTGCTCGTGGCGATCCTCGCGGTTTTCGCTCTCGGTGCGCTAATGTTTTGGCTCAGCCGTTAGATTTTAGCGCAAATTGCAATCAACGCAGCTTTAGGACACTACCACCCCGAAGATCAATGCACTGAACTGTGCTATAAGGAAGCTGATGGCCAAGGCGACCGAGAGCTTCTCAACGGGCGACGCCGTTCGGATCACAGGCGTCTCCTTCCGGAATATCGACTACTGGGCGCGGACAAGGTTCATCGCGCCGAGCATCGCGGAGGCTCAGGGAACCGGCAGTGAACGCAAATACTCGTTCTCCGACCTGCTTGCACTCCGCGTTGCTCGAGAGCTTCGGGAAGCGGGCGTTTCGACGCGAAAGCTCCGGCGAGTCGTGGAGTTCCTGCGGACTCGAAAGGGCCTAACCAGCCATCCACTCGCGGAGTGCCGGCTGATAATCACCGGGACCGATGTTTATGTGGCGACCAGTCCTGAGAAGATAATGAGCGTTCTGCGAACGCCGGGCCAGACCGCATTTGCATTCTTCTTCGACCTCGGGCGAACAATGGAAGAGATGAAGCGGGAGATGGAGACTCACGAGCGGAAGCCTCCGGCCCGCGTATCGGAAGTACAGCCAGCTCGCGGGCGTGCATCACGGCGCGCCATCTAACCCTTGCGGACGCGCACGATGGTCTCTTCTAAGCCGTGCCGGACAACTTCCAGGCGGCCGGACGCCGCGAGAAGCTCCGGGGCCATCCTGCCGATCTGGAAGGGAAAGAGGCATGGGCCATTTACGAGGCTGTGGAAGTCCGTGACGCCATCCGGAGCAGAAGTGACCGCAGTTTCCAAGAGCCAAGCTGCCACCTTAGGGTTCATAACCGGGAAGGAAGCTGAGGGAGAATACTCGCCCCTTCGTGCGGCATCGACGATCACGCCCCAATCCGCGAAAGCCCGTAGAACGTACCTTGCCGATCTTGCGACCGCTTCCCTCTCACCGAGCAACTCCTTGACGCGCCGCTGAACCTGCATTGAAGCGGCAGTCCCCTGTAAACGGAACAGCCGACCCGTCACGTCCGCTACCACCCGCCAGAACGGATAGACGGCCATCGTCATACCCCAGTGCAGCGGCAATCTCTCTGATCGGCGCACTCCATGCAGGAGTTGGACGCCGTCCTTGCGCAACTCCCGCAACGGCGGCGGCACGCGCACCCAGGTCCTCATTAGAATCGTGATCGTTTTCTCGCGACTGCCGCGCTGGGCTGTGCTCCCAACGGAAAGCTCGTCCTTCAAACGCTCACGCAGCGCCTCATAAATGTCGGCGGCGGACATACCGGCCAGGAACAGGTCCACCGTCTCATCCAGCCAACGGAGTTTGACCGTCCGGTTATATCCGATCATGCGCTGGCGATCACTCAATCCTTTCCTCCTACGACCCGAATGAACGGCACAATGGCCTCCTCCAGTGTCACTCCACCGTGCGCAACAGTCCGATGCCCTTCCTGCACGAAGGCGGTACGATCCGCGGACAGCAGGGGGAGGAAATCTTCCGGAAGCCCCAGAGGTTTCCACGAGATGGCGGTCGCAAATCTCGAAGCAACATTGGCGCGGAGAACAGCGTCGGAATAGATCCTCGCCCGTTCACCGCGAACGTCAGCAGTCATACCTTCTCTCGGCCTTCCACAGCCCACGCTCTCCACATTACCGTGATCCGCGGTTAAGAACACGATGAATCCATTCGAGAGCAGCAACTCCAAGGCCGCGGACAAGAATCCTTCCGCCGCCCACTGCCGCACTTGGTTATGCATGCCCGCCGCGCCCAACTCCATGCCGTGCATGATACGGTCTACCTTATCCACAACGGCACCGATCACTTTGAGCTTGGGCTCCGACAACGCCTCTTCGAGCGCTTGCAGCGTCGACGCCTCACCAAGGCCCTTAAGGTATGCGACATCGCGGCCGACGAGACCATGATCAACCCAGAACTGCTGCCAAAGGCTCGCCTCTCTGCCTGTGCCGTAGATGCTCGACGGAAAGTAGAGCGGTGCCTTTCCAGCGAAGATGGCTTGTCGGGACACACAGGTAATCGTCGGCACCCACGCGAAGGCAGCGCTCTCCTCGAAGCGCCACGTGGCACGCTGCTCGCTGAGCTTCTGGCGGACCGCCAGCCACTGGTCGAATGCGAGCCCGTCCACTACGACGAGGGCCACCCTACGGCCGCCGTCCATTTGCGCGGCGAGGAAACGCGCAATGTGGTGCACCATCACCGGCGCCGTGGCCGGCAAGCTGTATAGGCTGCCGAACCGCCTTTGCAACCACAGACCGAACCGGGCGTCGACCTGAGATCGAATGCTGGAGACTCGCGCGGTCACGTCCAGACTGGGTTTTGCACCGATCTCGCAAACCAGTAGATTGAATTGCGCCCAGAGAGTAGCGAATGACAGCCAATCGCCGTGACGAGCGTCCTCGCCAGGCAACTCGCGCTCCGCAGCCTCAGCCAGGGCCGCGAAACGGTTTGTTCGGTCCTGCTCAGGATCGTGACGCACGCCAGCGGCGGCCCACCCCTTGGGAATGCTGATCCATTCGATGGGCTGCAGCGTGCCTTCCATGAACAGGTTATCGATGTAGACGCGCACATCCGGGTTATCGAACGGGAGATCCGCTGGCCCTTCAACGGTTAGCGGAATGTCTCCGGGCAACGGCACCTCGCTTAGGATGCCGAGAAACCTCGGCCAGCGCTCTTGCAAGAAGGCGAAAAACAGGCTTCGGTCCGTGAACAGCTCAGCCAGCGGCCAGCCTCGAAAGCGTCCACTCTGATGCAGAATGGCTACCAGCCGGTCGACGAAGGGCCTTGGAATCAACTGGAGCCTGTAGTGCCTCCGCAACAACGTTCGCAAGAGATCTGCATCGGTTTTGATCAGCTCCGCCGCGATCTCGAAGACGTGGCGTAGGATGAAGTCCTTCGTGGCGTTTTCCCCAAGAACCCCAAGATTGAAGCGGTGCTGCGCTTCATAGAGCAGGTCGAGGTACTGAGGCTCCAAGGCGCGCAGCACTGGATAACTGAACTGGGGGAACACATCCGCCAAGGCGAACGAGAGCTTCCGGGCACCAGCGAGGACATCGAAGGGTAGCTTCACCAGCGCAGCGGCGTCATCGCCAACCAGCACCACCAGATCTACGCTTTCCCCGGCATCCAACCGCGAGCGGAAGCGTGACTCGTAAGCGAACCGGAAGGAGATCGAATCCTCAAACAAGACCGACTCGAAGCCTCGCTCGGTGAGTGCTTGGCTCATGCGCGGTTCTGTCAGCAATCCATCTGGATCGGCAACCGCCGTTATCGGCCGCACGCCGGGCGTGAACTCTTGCAGGATCTGCGTGCGCCAGTCAGGCATTACCAAGACCCTCCACGCGCAATATCAACCGCGGAATGAGATCAGGATGGACGTGGGCGCGCGATTCCGATTCAAGGTTCCAAGCTGACTCTTCTTTCGCAAGTTCATTCAGGCGATGCTGGCGCACGGCAGGTAGCCCGATCCGCTCTATGGCGCGGCGCCGGGCATCGAATGCATAGCGCTTATTCTCTCTCTCCCGCCCGAGCCGCCCTTGGTGGAACCGCAACAGTTCTTCGTAGAGCGGATGGCCGTAACGCTCGGCAGCCGATGTCACTTCCGCGAAGATCCGGGTGGATTCGCCGCCATCCAGGTAACGGCCCGGACTGGGCATCTGCTCCAGCAGCAGCGACCATAGGTGCCGCGCTGTTGGAGCCAGTACGCGTCCATCATCGTGCAGAAACAACGGCAGCACCCGCTCCTTGCACCATTCCGCACTCCGAATCGCGACTGTCCATAGAGACCAATAACCCCGGATTTCCCATGGGACACCGGTCACCTCAATAGAGGGAATCGGCTGGCCAGGAACAAAGCGCGGCACCCGAGTCGCAATTCCACGAATTCGCGGTTCCTCCAGTGTTAAATGGGCTGCTGCGGGCTGGTTTTCCGCGTCCGCGAGTGTGAAGACAGCGGATTGTGTGGTCGTTCCATCAGGCCACCGCAGCTTCCAGCCTGCTTTGGCCTTCTCTGCCGCGCCACCTGCATTTTCGAGGTAGTTCACCGTCATCCGTTCAACCCAGTAGGGCATTGTTCTGGAAGCTCGCCTGTTGATACAGATTGCCGCCCGACTCCACAAGACTCCCGGCGTACGGCGTCGAAGCCGATAGCGGCATCTTCTGGCCGGTGGCTTCCGAATAGAGCATCACCAGTTGGCGGACGTTGGGCGATCGCACCGCCACCGCGATGTCGCCGCCGAACTGCGACTGCGCGATGCTAACCACCTGCTTTATGGTCCCGCTGTTCTGCGGAATGTCCACACCGTAAATCTGCTTGATGTCGTCGTGAGCTTTCTTCTGCGGCGATTCGATGCCAGCGAGCTTCTCGCCGATACCGATTCCGGCACCTGCGATGCCGCCGATGAGTGCACCGAGCGGACCGCCCATCTGAAAACCAATCATTGCGCCTCCGGCAGCGCCCATGCCAACGCCGCCCCAACTCCCCTGGTGAGAGCCCAGCAAGCCGCTTTGGGCGAGCATCATGCCGGCGGCACCGGCGGCCGGAGATTTCGCCACAGCTCCAAAACCGCTGACAAAGCCGCTGTCTCCGGCTCCCTGGAGCGATGTGAATTCCTTCTGGTTCCAGACCGAGCCCTTGAGATTCGATACCAGTGACGACGCGCCACCACCACCGGTCAGCTTGCCGCCACCGGCCATGGCTAGGATCTGCGCCACTGGATCGTGGCTCATCGGCAGGCTCGCCATGGCCGCAGTGCTGTACGCACCGTTCGGCCCAGACTGGCTAATCGGCGCGCTCATATCGAGCGTCTGCGCGATGCGGTCGTGGTTCAATGGCAGATTGGCCAGGTCGGAGAAACTCGGGCCGGCCACTGCCGCCACTGCGCCGCCGCCACCGCCGACAACACCGCCACCGCCGCCAGCATAGGGCGACGCCATTCGCGTTGGGATCGAAACGGCCGGGGCGGAAATGCTGGGTAACGAGACGCCTGGTATCGCGGGTGCGGCGATCGCCGGGGCCGCCACGCCCATGGCACCTGCCAGCACAGCAGTGAGTGCCGCCACGTGAGCGGAGTTCTGTATCGTCGCGGCTGTATTCTGGTCCGTCGATGCCTTTACCGGGTCGCCCGACTTGCCGCCGCCAAACATGCCCTTGAAGATTCCGGCCAGTCCGCCCTTGCCGTCCTCACCGTAAATCACCGGGTGAAGAGCGTTCGCAGCCATGCCGCTCACGCCTTCGACGACCGGCTTCAGTACCGCCTGATGGACCGTCTTCGCGAGATCCTTGCCGAAATCCTTGGGCTTTGTGAACAGCGTGTCGAACAGCTTCTCCGCGATCTTCTCGATAGACTTTTCCTGCTTGTCGAGCATCTCCTGCTGTTCCTGGTCGGCTTTCTTCCGGACCTCGGCCACTTTCTCTTCCCACTGGTAGCGGAGCTCGCCCAGCGCATTGGCCGCTTCCTTCTCGGCGTTCGCCTGCTGCATCATCTTCTGCAAAGGGTCGCTTGGCAAGAACGCGAGCGCGGCCTGCCGCCTCTGCTCGATCTGCCCTTTATCGAGCGCCTGAATTTGAGCCAGCGTGCCCAGCGGGTCGTTCGCGTCCGCACCGATCTGGATCATGCGCTTCTCGTGCGCGACTGTTTGGCTCTCTCGGGCAGCCGTGAGCTTGTTCCACTCCGCGCTGAGTTTCCCGACCGCCTTAGCCTGCTCTTCCAGCTTCTTGGTGCCCTCGGCGATGTCCTGCTTAAACACTGCGCCGGAGACGTTTGCGGACTTCCCCAAGAGTTCCGTCCACCGCTTCGACTGTTCGTCCAACTCCTTCGTTGTCCGCTGTTGTTCGGAGTTGTATTCCTTCAGCCACTTGGCGTCGTAAACCTGCTTGAGCAGTTCGACCAGCGGACCAGCCTTCCCTTTGAACCTCTCCATCGCGTCGTTGATGGCTTCCTGCCGCTCTGCCGCAATGGCCGCAAACCTGTCCTTGCCGCCACCGGCAAGACCTGCGAGTTCCTTTCGCGCCTGCCTCATCGCTGAATCCAAAGCGCTCTCGCCGGTGCCACCGGTGGGAGGTTCTGCCAATGGCGCGTGCGGCTGCGGCTTGTTTTGGAGCGCGTCCAGAGCCTCCTTGACGTACGTTAACTGCGATGCCGCCGAACCATACTGCTGCGCACCCGCGCTCAGATTCCCCACCGGGATATTGACGCCCATGTAAGCGCCAAGACCCGACACGCCGGCTTTCACCCAGTCCATCGCGCCGGGCTTGTACTGGTTCATTTGCTTCTGCAGTTGAGCGCTTTGCGCCTCAAGAGAAGCTTGTCCCTGCGTCTCCAGCGCCGCCACGCGCGCAGCATGCCGCTGCTGTTCCTCCAAAGACGCTTTGGTCGGCGGCTTCGTCGCGATCTTATCCAGTACCCAGCCAAACGCGCTCGCCAAGTCGAGCAGCATTCCTTTGACCGAGCGGATCGCCGACTCCCACCGCATTTCAAACTCGACGGCTTTGTTGTTCAGCTCCTCGTACTTTTTGACATCGGCCTCGGTGATGCCAAACCCCATCGACTTCGCGTGTTCGACGCGCTCGCGCAGCCCGTCCATAACCGGAATCGCCTCGATGCCTACACGCTTGAACAGGTCCATCGCCACCCGCGTGCGGTCGAATCCCGGCGGCAGCTTCTCCAGCCCGCCCGCCACCTGCAGGAGCACTTCGGACGTGGGGATCATGCCGGTGCGCACACCCTGGATATCGACGCCGAACCGCGTAAGCCACGTGCGCGCCTTCTCGCCCTCCTTTCCAGTGTCCTCGACGGCGGTGGAGAGCCCACGCATCAGCCGTTCGAAGATCGTAACATCCTGCCCCACCGCCCGTGCCGCGAAGCCAAACTGTCCGACCTCTTTGGAGGTGAGACCGGTGCGCAGTTCCGCATCCTTCACCTGGACGCCGAACTCGCCCAGACTCTTTGCCGCCTCAAAGGTCGCCACCGCAAGACCAGCCATCACGGTGGTTCCGGCCGCCAGCCCGATGCCCAGAGGGCCTACCCTGGTCAGCAGCGATCCAATGGCGCTGCTCGCTCCCTGCACGGGATTCTCAATCGACTGCGCGACGCGCTCGCCGAAGGTCTGAATCGACCGGGACTGCTTCTCCAGCATCGCCTCGGCGTCGGCTTTCTTCTGCGTCTCGATCATGCGCTCGTACGAACGCGTGATGGCGTCGATGGCCTGCGGTTCCTTCGCGTAACGCTGCAGCAGCGAGTCGCGTTGCGCGATCAGCCGGTCCACACCGCTCTTTCCATACGTCTCGGCCTGCTTTTCGAGGGACGCAATAAGCCGTTGGATCGACGACCGGGTCTGGTCCGTGATGCGGATGACCTTGCCGTGGGACGACTCCGCTTTCTGTTCGAAGCTTTCGAGGCCGGCGTTGGCCTTGCCGACTACCGGAGTGACCTCGTCCTCGGCTTCGAGAATTACGCGCTCTGCTTGAGGCATGGTTTATGCCGCCAGTTTCAAACCGGAGAAATACTGCGCCGCGCCGTACTGCCGGAATCCGGCCAACTCGGTGCCGCCGGAGAGGACCACCAATTGACGGTAGTTCGTCATAGCAGTAACTACCACCGCGCTGTCGCGCGGCGACACACCCCACATGTGTTCGCGCTGGTTGTTCCAGAAGGCGATTTCCGAAGCCGTATGGGTCCGGCCGGGAAACGCCTCGTCGAGAAAGCCGACGGTCGCGCGGTTCTCATTGACCGTAAGCACCTTCAGACAGCGCAGCGTGTGGCCGCTCCATGTCCAGTCGCGAATGGGTTTCAGACCGCGCGCCGCCTTGAAGTCCGGGTAGCCCCGGTGGCCATCGCGTCCCGGCTTCAGCGGTGCCGCCGCCTGATCGTAGATGTTTTGGCCGCTCTGGATGCGCGCACGGATGGTATCGGCCAGCAACTCACCGAAGCCAAGCATCTCATCGGAGGTGTATGGAGAGTAAACGAACCGGGCGTGACGAACAACTGTTTGAAATCGGGGCATGGTCCACCGTTAGTAGTGCAGGAAGGCGGCAAATCTCTGGGATGGGTATTATGGGTTCCACATGGGCCGCGTCGAAACCGCGTAGTAAACGCTTGGCAACCAGGGAGGATCTATTGCTCAGAATGTCACGTTTCGGGACCCACCTGCCGGGGCAAAGTCCGAGATGGCGACTTATCCGCTCATGTGGTAGGCGGATACTCATATCCGCAATCTGTTATACTCGCGGCCAGAAGAATGGACACTAGCCTGTTCACTGCCGAAGGTCAGCCGGTAGCGTACATCTGCGGGGACCTCGACAATACACTGTTTCTGTGGGACGGTACGCCTGTGGCGTACCTCTATGAAGAACATATCTATGGGATCAATGGGAGCCACCTTGGTTGGTTTGACGGCGCTCTAGTATGGGATCATCAGGGGCGCGCAGTCGGTTACACTCGGCAACGACTACGAGTACTGGCAGCGCTGGAGCCGCTCAAGGGTTTGCGGCGACTCATACCTCTTAAGCAATTGCGGGAACCCTCACCGCTCAGACCGGTCCTAAGTTTTCAGAACAGGTCATCACTAGAACTTGAGCAGTTTTTGGCGGACGGTATTTAGGCGAGCGCTCTTACTCCAATATTCGGAAGGCGAGGCGCCAATTCGCGCGGAGCCTCGGAACGTCCACTTCGAGCCGGAGCCCCCGCGGGCACTCGACCAGCCGTCTACTTTGATCTCGCGGCCCGGCTGCTGGCGCCGTTGCGGCCCAATTGTGACATAACAACATGTTGCCGGTCGAAGGGTGAACCGACGCGCAGCCTGAGGTCAACTCGCCATTGACTGCAGTCTCAACGCCTTGCGCAGAGCGCACACAGAGTTGCCCTTGTCAGCGGTGAAGGAAACGTCGGGAACCGCGGATTGCAAGGACCTACCGACATTCATTCCCCTGCCAGAACCTCTTTCACTTGATCAGATGACGAAACTTCGAAACGGTGTATGCCTTCATCGGACGGGCCCAAAATTCGGAGAATGAGAACCGTGCCTCCATTGCTAAGCTTCAGCTGATGCTGGCCACGCCACCAACCGAAAATTGCGTCGCCAGGAGGGCCGTATAGTTCTTTTGGAATGCCCCTGTCTGGGTCGCGCGCCTTCAATTTGCCGCCGGAGCAATCCTCATCGAGCACGTAATGCACTGGCACTTCCGCCTGTTGGTATGGGAGAAGCGTTCCGTCCTGCCAGGCCGGTTCGGGGACAAGCTTCTTGACGAATTCAGAAATGTTCATAACCCGTCATAAAGGACGTTACCACACCCCACGGGCGCCGTGTTTCTCACATTCTCATATCACGCTCCATTTGGCCGAGTAACGCGCGTTGCTGACATATGCGTCCTCCCTGACGCCGCAGTGTTTACCACCCACGTTGATGGGCGGTCGCTTATGAGTGGATCTACTTTTCCGGCCGTCGCCGCACATTAGGGAACGAACGGAAGCCCGGCAGCCCCATTGTCGGCGTGGTATGATTTCTCGGCGGCAGTGGGTTGGACCGTCGTCTCCACCCTCCACTGCGAGAAATCATTCATGACCGCCCTCCAATTTTACCGTCGCCTGCTCGACCTGTTGCAAGAATCAGGTCTGTCGAAGGCCGAAAAGCTCGAATTCTTGGAGCGCGCGGCGGAGTTCGTAAAGGAGGAAGCCGCGGTGAAGGCGATCTGGAAGCCGAAACCACCAAAGAAACCCAGAGGGAAATAGCATCATCGCCGCGATAATTTCCGGATCAGCAGTTCCTGGAAGCTCTTTGCATCACGGTCCTCGGCCGCGACGTGTTCCTTCTGCTCGGTATCGATCAACTCCATCACGCGGAACTCCTCTTCGGTGATGTCGTTGAGGGTGATCGTCAGACCAATTGCCTTCGCGTTGAGAAGTCGAAAGCACCGGCGCACCAGGATGCCGTTCGGCGTATCCATCGCCTCGTCGAGCAGGTTCCTCGGGCAGTTTGGCCCGTGGCTAACATCGATGGCCTTCCAGCCGGCGGCGCACGCCGGACAACCATCCAACTCATCCCGAGAAGAGTAGCCGCACTGCCGGCACCGGAAAACCCGGTCCGGGCAGTCTTCGTCCCTACCGCAGAGCGATCCCTGGCGGCATGCTGATCGGATCAAGAATCGCAAGCCCGGCCCCTCCGGAGAGTCGGGCGTAGCTATTCCGGGTCGTCGTCGCCCTCGATTGCGAGTTGCGCGACCACTTCGGATACCGCCGCGGATTTGTGCACGATAGGCACCTCGCCGGCATAGCCCTCGTGCGACACGTGAAGCTTGTCATAAAGCGCGCCACTCGGCTCCAAGAATGCGCGCGTCTCAATCGACCGCCGCGCGGCCACCACGCTGGTCGAGGCCCGTTCGTGGTCCTGCATCTCCTTGGCGGTCGGCATCCGCAGTACATGCGTCACCCGCGCGCCGGGAACCTTCATCTCGATCCGGTAGTTGACGCCCTCTCGTTGGATGTCGGTTACTTGCGAGCGCTCAACGCGACCGATGATCATGCCGGCCTCGGCGTCGTCGAATTCCGGACCGTCCTTGTCGATGCGGATCTTCTTGAACAACTCCGCGTTGATTTTGGGCAAATCCACGTCCTCGCTCTGCGACTTCCCGCGTCCCAGGAAGTGGCGAATGGTGCGTTGGACCCGCGCCCAAGAACACCATTCCTCGTCCGTCGGGAACCGCACCTCGCATCGCTTTTCCCCGCCCGACAGGATCGGCACGACGATAGGCTTCGATGCGTCAAACATCGGCTTGCTCGTTTGTTGTTCCATAAAGGCCTCTTGAAGGGTATTCCGGAGGCCGGCCTCGAACCGGCGGCCTCCGGATTATGAGTCCGACGCGCTGCCGCTGCGCCACTCCGCGTCAAAAATTGACCTACGATGGCGCTTGGCAGATGCCGTTCTGCGGCGTGGTGATCGACATCGTTACCAGGCCGTTGGTCGGATCGTACAACTGGACGCCGGTCACCTGCATGGTGGCGATGCCATCCGTGTTCGACAACTCCACGACGTTGAAGCCCATTGACTGGATGGCCATTGTAAAGGCGTTGTTGGTGTCGCGAGTAAATGTGATGGTGGCGGGGCCGGTGGTCTGATTGATGAGATTCGTGTACTCCTCGGACCCGTGCTGGACGCGCACCACGAACTGCACCGCGAAGCTGCGGTCGCCCCATTCGAAGCGCCCTTGGATCTGGAAACCGTCCTGCGCTCCCGAGCCGGGGAAGAAGCCGGGCCGGAAGTTGTTCTCCCAGGAAGCATCCATGGAAACGAACTGTTTGGCACTGCCACCGGAAAGGTAATTGATGCCGTTGATGGTCAACGCGCTAACCATGCTCGCATTGAACTCATGCGGCGTGGCGACGGCCGGCAGCGTCACGCCGCTGGGCGTGGTGTACTGGCCGGTGGTCACGCACTCTACGGAAATGGTCGCGCTGGCGCGGCCGGGAGAGTTCTTGATGGCCAGCTTCCATCCCTTGACGGCGCACCCCACCAGAATTTCGTCGAGCACCGCCGAACCGCCCGGCCGGATCTGCTGGACAAACGAAAAGTAGGGCAACTCAAGGCCGGTTGGATTGGTGGCGCCCAGCGCCGGCACGATGGTGTACGTGTATGGCGATTCGCTGCCGGCCAGGGTCACATTCCCGAGCGAGAACGCCATCACCCAAGCCAGGAACTCCGACGAGGCGTACTTCGAGATCTCGTAGGTCGGCATGTTGTAATGCGACTTGAAAAGTTGCGTCGGGAATTCATGGCCCTTGCCGATTTCAGCCCGGTCGTCCTCGTTCACCGGCACCTTGGCCCAGGGCTTCGTGTTGAGGTTGGTGTGACGCCAGATGGCCGCCGTATTGGCCGTGGCGATGTTCGTCTGCTGGCCGTAGCTCCAACCGTCCATTAACTCATTGATATTCGCCATGATTATTTGGTCTCCTTGGGATTCGCCGTCGGCTTGACCGGCGCGGGCACTTGATGCCAGCCTTGCGCCATGAGAGGCCCAAGTATGGCGGTGGTCGCCTGGACCTCCTTTATTTCGTCGCCTTGCGGCGATTGCATGTAAACCATGGGAACGTTCTGCATCTTGTCCTCGATTCGGCAGCAAACCGGGCTATGGGTTATAAGATTCGATCAGCCGGACCGGCACTTCGAAGTACTCGAAGGTGGCCCCGTCTGCACTGATCACGATAGTGTTGCGCCTGGCCTTCGGCAGATAGAAGTCCATCGGCTCGCAACTCGAATCGACCTGGATGTGCAACATTCGGAGTGTGCCGCCCTCCGGAATATCGTTCACAATCCAGGCCCACAGGTCCTCATAGCCAACGCCGGCTGTCTCCGGCGCGCGCAAGTAGAGCGAGAAATCATGAACGAACACCAGAGCGTTGCCGAGCCTCCCGGAGTCGCTGCCCTGCCATGCGACCATAATCGATCCGGGCGGCATCGAAAGAATGGCCAGACGAACGTTATTCTGCGTTGGCTGGCCGAAGACGGTGGTGTTTTCGGAGTAGAACTGAATCGTAGTCGGATCGCCGCCCAGCGCCTCGACCAGATTTGGCAAAGCCTGAAGCGCGGTCACCCACTCGGCCAGGATGGTTTTGGGATTGATCATTGCGGCACCAGCGTCAGAGTCAGATGGATCATCCCATAGGGATCGGGCTGGCGCACGGTGGTCACTGTAAACTGCGCTCCCCAGGCGGCAACCGAATCCCCACGTTGCGGAGCGTTGGGAAGATCGGCAGGGTTCACTTCGATTTCCTCCACGCTCGCCACCGCGCCTGCTTCCATTCGCTCGCGGATGCGCCGGATGATTGTGATCGTTGCCGAATCGCCGACCGTCTGGCCTCCCTGCATCGCCTGGTAAACCGCCGGCTCGCCGAACGCATTCTGCATGATGCGGTTCGCGTTCGCGCCAATAGTCGGCCATCCGGACATAGATCAGGGAAAATCGGGGGCCAGCCATCGCCGGCCCCAAATTGGAGGACGAGAAGCCTAACTGTTGTTAGCCACGGCGTACAGGACCCACCCTTCGATCACGCCAGCGGTGAGCGGGCCGGTGGCCACGGTGATCGTAATCTGTCCAGCAGCCGACATCTTGAATGGAGTGGCGACGCATGTCGGCACCAGGATCGCGTCCGCCGAGAGCGAGGCCTTGGCGGTCGCGGTGAGGATCGAGTTCCCCGCCGATCCCGCGCTCGTGCCGATGGCCACCGTCGCCGCCCCGGCGGCCGTGACGGCAGTAGTCGGGTTGATGGCGCCGCCGAACACCACCGCGTTCGCGGGGATGGTATCGGAATTGGCCGGCGTGCAACTGGCGCCGCCGTCCACGGCGAAGTTGTAAAGGAAGTGGGCGACTTTGAGGCCGTTGGCTTGGCCGGAGAATCCCGGCACACCGAACAGGCGCACGCGCACGGTCGGGTCCGACGTATTGCCGCCGGGAGCGTTGGTGCCGTTGGCCTGAATCAGTTCCGCGGCGCCAATCAGCAAATTCGATCCGACCGTGCTAGTGGCAACGTAATTCACGTTGTCCCAATAGACCAGATCGCCCTCGTTGAAGGTGCTGCCATCCTTGACCAGATCGAAGACGCCCTCGACCCTGATTTCGGACGAGTCGCCGAGGTTCTGAGTGTTGACCGAGACCCCGAAAAGATTGCCGACGCGGCAGCCCCCGCCGCTCAGCAGTGCGTAGGGTGCCGTCACGGTGAGGGTTACCCCCCGATGAACGTAATTCTGCATTGAATTCTCTCCTTTGTCTGTTTGTGGAGCGGGGCAGCGCATTCACCGGCCCGCGTTTGTCCTCATGCCAAAGCGCCCTACGCTCCGGCGTTCTTTTGCATCCCGCGATAATCGATGGCGGCTGCACCGAAGTCCATGCGGGCCTTGATCTCGACGCCATCAACTTCGAAACCCTGCTTGGTCTCGATGTACACGCCCTGCTGCCCTTCGAGGTAGCAGTACTCCACCGTGTCGATCTGCGCCGGGTCCGCAATGAGATACCAGGCGGTCGCGCTGTTCGCGTCGAGACGCGGTTCGACGATGGGCACCAGGCTGCGCACCCACTCCGGTACGACCTTGGTCGCGTCGGCCGAGGCGATGTTGATCGGATACACCACCTGGAGCATGTAGGTTTCGAGCGCCGTCGGCACGGCGATAAACCGCGGAACCAGGTTCAAAGGAGTACCCTGCGGCCCCTTCTGCAGCCGCAACGCCTTGCGGCCGAGGCCCAACGCCACCAACGCCACCGCGTTCGACACGGTGGGATCGATGCTGCTGGCAGCGGTGCTCAGAAGATTGCCGTGTCCGGTCGCAAACAGCGCGGTCGGGTTCGCGTCGCCAGCGTACTTCGCCGACGGATTCGAAGTGATGATGGCCCACACTGTATCAGACTCGAGGCGCGCCGCAGCCACGCCTAGCAAGGCGGGAACGCGCGTGAACGCCTGGAGGTCGTCGTTGATGATGACCTTGCGAGTCAGCGCCACGATCTCGCCATAGGTCGCGAGCTGATAGCTGATGTTGTTGTCGGTGAGTTGCGCCCGATGGTACTCGCCCTGCTCATTGAGCTTCTGCAACGAGGGCGCGTCGGCCAGCATAACGCGGTTGACGGGCTTGAAGTCGGCCGCCGTCATCTGGCGGCAGAAGGGCTGGAACGTGCGCGGATAGGCTTCATAGCCCTGGCGTAGGGTCTTGTTCGCGACGTTCGCCAGAATCGCGGGGAAGTCCGAGGTCGCCTCCGCGCCGCCCTCGAAATACTCCACCCCGCGCGACGGCGCGCGAAGAGCCACCTCCGCGATCCGCGTGTTGTCCCAACCGCGCGTGTCGATGCTCCGGAGTTGCAGATACTCCTTGGCCATGTCGATGAGCTTGAAGTTGCGGTATTCCCGCGCCATCTCCTCGGCATCCTGATGCTGCTTCTCCCCGCACCCGGCCAGGAACTGACCGCTGAGGGGATGCCGGCTCAGGAAGAACCGGCTGTCGGCCCGCAGCAACATCGACATCTTCATGCAGCCAAGCCGCTTCGTGATCACGTCGGCCCCACCCATCGCCGCACCCGTGCCCTGCGGATTGAAGTCGCCCCCGTTCGCGTCCTTCTTGCCCTTCTGTTCCAGCTGTGCGAACAACTCTTTCCGCGCCTGGTCCACGGACACGCCCTTGGCGATGAATTCGCTTATAACCGTGCCGTCGATTCCATATCGGTTGACGGTGGCGCCCAACGAGTGAATCTCGCTGACGCGCAACCGCTCGGCAGTGACCGCCTCATCCCGCGCGGCGGCCAAAGCCTGTTCGTTCACTACCCGGGCATCCGCGCCCGCTCCCGTTCCCTGCTGCGTTGTTTCCATTGCAGGTTTCTCCTTTCGCGGGCTGATTGCCCGAATTGCATCGATCACGCTGGTGTCTGGCGTGCCGAAAACTTCGATCTCCCCGTTGGGTTGTGCGCTCAAAAAGCACGTGTTGAAATCCGCCGGCACCGTGCATGGAGAGATTTCGAACGGCTCCCAGTCGGTCGCCTTAAACATGCCGATCTCCTGGTTGTTGAGATACGGCGGTTTGCCCTCCGGCATGCCTTCCGTCTGCATGTCGGTCTTCTCGCGCTTGTAAATGAAGGTGCCGAAACTGAGGTTCTGAAGGATGCCGGTGCTGGCCTTCCGGAACATCTCCGCGCCGTCCGGGTCGCCCATATCGAACTGGAGCGTGGCCATTCCCTTGTCGCCGTTGGGCCACGCGCGCTGCACGACGCCGACCTGGGCCCGCGTGCCGACCTTGCCGGCCATGAGGGACTTGAAGTCGTCACCGGTGAAGTGGGTGTCAAAGACCGGCGCGCCGTTGTTCAGCCGGTCGAGGCGGGCGCCCGCCATGTCCAGCTTGAGCATGTACGGCTCGCCGGTGCTCCGGTCGATCCGCGGCACAAACGCCCCGCTGTACCAGACAACGTCGATTGTGCCGTCCTTCGGGTTGGCGGTGCTCGGGACTACCTGCGCATCGGCGGCAAAGACCTCCGACTGGCGTCCGTGCTCGGCGGTGCCATTGCCGGTCTCTGCTTGGTGAGCCCCAGTTGCCGCCGGACTTGCTGGCGGGTCCGGCGTAGCGGGCGCCCCTCGGTCAAGCTGATGCTCCGTTAAAAGCGGCATCGATTGTGCCTCCTAGTCCTAGTTCTTCACCGCGTTCACGGCGATGTAATCGCTCTCGCCCAACTTCTGGAACTGATAAAGCTGCTGCTGGAGCCAGGCCAGATGGCCTTTGAACTTGTCGTCGCCCTCGCGGTGCCACTTCGCGAGGTGCTGGTAAAAGTGGAAGTTCGACATGTCGTCGCCCTCATAGCACTGCTTGCACAGCACCGTGAATCGGGCAACGGCTGACTGCTCGGCGGCCTGGGCATCGGTGAGAATGTCGCCGATCTTGTTGTGCGTCGCGGCGGGCTTGGGTTCGACCACGGGCGCGCCTTCCAGGAACAGCAGCCGGCTGGTGAGGCACTTCAAATGCTCCTGGCACTGATCGTGAAGCTGCTTCAAGCCGTCGGCCAGATCGAGACCCAGCCGCTTCACATCGCGCTCGTCCGTGAAATACTGGAGCATTAAGGAAGCCTCGATTCCAATGGCCTCTTGCAGACCGGTCATTACATCCGGATTTCCTTTCATTGGATTGTTCGCTCCTTTGCGTTCGGATCTATCCCCGGTAAAGCCGGGTGGTGGATTGCCAGTTGGTGGTGATGCGCGAGATGCCCGCCACCAGGAGTTCCCTCACCATCGCGAGGTCCTCCTCGGACAACTCGCAAGTCCCGAGGCCCTGGCTACCGGAGGTGCCACCAACGGGTTTGCTCGACGGTGTGCGCTCTTCGGTGTTGGCCGGCTGTTCCTGGCCGCGCAGCGTAACGTTACGCGGATCGACGTCGAGAATAATCTCGTATTTGTCCACCAGCTTGTTGAACAGTGCGATCTGGGAGAGCTGCGTCGTCGGATCGTAGCCGTTCTCCAGCACCGCCTCGAACCAGGTCTTCCGGCCCATGCGGACGTCCTTCAAGACCGACTCAGCGTCCTTTACCGGATCGACCGACTCGAACCGGGGCGCGGTCCACTGAACCTGCTTGAGGTTGATTTTCGGATCGTTCACCGCCGCCATGGGAATCTTGCCCTGCAGGACGAGTATGTCGATGAACCGACGCCATACCGGCATGCAGCATAGCGGCATCAAAGTAAGCCAGCGGTAGTTTTCCACCGTGTTCCGGAAGCCCAGCATCCCGCCGCGCCAGGACGAATAGTTCACCTGTGACATGTCGCCGGTGCCGAGTTCGTACGGCAGGCCGATACCGGCCATGATCCCCTGCAGCTCGGTCATTTTGTACTCGCGGTAGCCGCCGGCGGCGGGAGGATTGTTGAATTTGACGTCCTGGCCTGGCTTCAAGTACTCGACCATTCCCGGCTGAAATGTCTCGACACCCGTTTTGCTCAACGGATCAGTTCCCGCAATACCCACCGGATCGCCATCGACGCCCTCCGGTTGCGTCACGAAGGCGGCGACGCAGGCCTCGATCTTCTTCCGGACGCGCTCGGCGTCGCAGTAATCGTCCAGGTCGCGGAGCGCCATCATCACGGGCGCCAGCCATGGCACGCCCCGCACCTGGCCAGGCCGAAGCACGCGATAGACGTGCATGATCTGGTCGGCTGGCACGGGCTGGCTGATGATGCCGCCGCGCGGGTTGAGGATCAGCACGCCACCCGGGTGGTAGCTGAATAGCCAGTACGCGATACGGTGGCCTTCCTCGTCGAACTGGACGCCCTCCATCACGTGGCCGTTGACCAGACCCATCGTGCGGGACTGGTCGAGGAAATCGGCTTCAAGCATCTGAAGCTGCAGCGGGACGCGCAGCCCGGAATCCACCAGGCGCGGCCGGAATCGCAGGATGGCTTCCCCGCTCTCTGCCATGGTCCGGACGGTGAGCGTCTGCATTCCGTAGAAGTCGAGGCGCTGCGGCTCGTCACAGGCCTCGGCGAAGAACGGCCACTCGGCATCGATGATCGCGTCGATGGCAACCGCACCGGTCTTCGCTTTGGGAACGATTCCGGTTCCCACGACATTGCCAGCCAGCTCTTCGACGGCGCGCGCTGCATAGGGGTTGTTGCGAATGAGCTCCCGGCTGCGGTTGCGCAGCCAGATGAGCGCGCCCATCAACTCGACGTTGGCGTCCGTCGATGCGGCATACCAACCGTACGCCCGGCGTCCGGCGGTGGCGCCGTCGTAACTGAAGCGTTGGGCGTGGCGGCGGCGATAGCCCTCGACCAACTCGCCCACCGCGCGCTGTACGGCGTAGCGTCCCGAGGATGAGGATCGCGCGGTCCAGTCGCGGCGCAGCAGCGGGATGGGCCGTCTTACCGCCAGATCAGTAGTCATCGAATCGTTTCAGCTTGAAGCCAGGTTCCAAAATCAAAAAGTCCAGGCCGAACTTCTCCCTGACCTCGTCGAGCATTGCCTGGAGATTGTTGTACGAGTCGGGCGATATTTCGAAGTCGGTCTCGATCACATACAGCTTGGCGGTCGGCAACTTCGACTGCGGACGAGGCTCCTTGGCCAGAGTCATGAAGCTCTTCGGACCGTCGTCGCGCAAAGACGGACGGACCAGCCGGCCTATCCGATCCAAGATCGTCAACGCGCCTCCCGCACGTAGAAAGTCTCGGCGTCCGGCCGATCCGCCGATACCAGACGCAACTCCCGCGCCATCGCGTTGAGCGACGTGTCGCTGAAGACCGCGTACCGCGATCCTTCGGGCCGGTCCTTATCTGCTCCTTGCCGCGGCGCGCGCTCAAGGGCGTCCGCGATTTCTGAAATGCTCATCCGTTCACCCTTTCCTGAACAGGCCGGATCACTCGTCGTGGATTGGGCATTCCTTGCCCAAAGGACATTTGAAACGGGGCCTGCCGGTGTTGGGAGTCGCGAGTTGGGAATCCCGTTCATCTTGCCGGCCTTGCGCATTGGTAGCATCGAGCAACTGCTGCAAGCGTCCGTCAACCGCCACGCTCACAGCCACCAGTTGTTGATCGACTTTCTTTACCGCGGTATGGGTGCGCGCGGAAATGATCGCGGCTATGGCGGTCAAAGTGGTAGGCACGGCGGCTACCAGTGTGATCAGTACAGGATCGCTCACCCTACCACCTGTCGTAAATCGTCGGTCCAATCGGTCCGTCGCCACGCTTGTGCTGTGCCAGCCGCACGCGTCCACCAGTCCCGCCGCTCATCTCCCGAATATCCTCTTCGATTTCGGATTTTGCCTTGCGCAACTCGTCGATGGTTCGGTACTGAACCTCGCGGCCATCCGGAAAGCGCACGCGCAAAGTCGGATCGCCAATCGCCGAGTTGACCGCGTCGAGGTTCGCCTGCAACTGCGCCAGCGTTAGAGCCATGCGAGAACTCCGTCGTTCGCCTTAGCTTCGGGCCACGTATCTTTTTTTCTCCGAAAGTCCGCAGATTCTGCTTGATGTTCGGGGCGACCTGAGTGATGAATCGTGGTGCGCGGAGACGCGCAAGACATTGAACAAAAAGGATTAACACCAATGAAGACCAACGAAGCCACCACCGCCACCGAAACCGCCGCCGTTGCGGAACAGGGCGCCACCGTTGCACCGGAGAAGGCCCCCTCGAAGAAGACTGCCAGCCCGAAGAAGGGCGCGCCCAAGGGCCAGAAAAAGGCCAAGGGCGGCAAAGCCAAGGCCGCCGCGCCGAAGAAGGAAGCCAAGGCCAGCAAGAAGGCCGCCAAGCCCGCACAGGCCAAAGCCACCGCCCCGCGCGAGGGTAGCAAGACCGCCCAGGTGGTCGCCATGCTCCAGCGGAAGAACGGCGCTTCCTTGGCCGAGATCATGGACAAGATGGGCTGGCAAAAACATACCGTCAGAGGCTTCATGGCCGGCGCGATGAAGAAAGCCGGTTACACGGTCGAGTCCTTCAAATCGGACAAGGGTGAGCGGACCTACCGAATTGCGATGTAGGCCAGCCCAGGGGTTTTCCAACGGCCGCCGCCCGCGAGGGTGGCGGCTTTTTCTCTTCTGATGCCACTTTCGAGAAACCCCACTTCACGACCGCTTGCGGTATTTTGGAGCGTCTCTGAACAGTGCAAGCCGCGCCTGCACCGGGATCTGTGAGGCCAGAACGATCACCTCCTACCCGTTGCCCATCCCAAATGAGGATGGTGAACGATGTTCAATGTTCAGCGCCTGGTAGCGTTTGGAAATTCAAGTGGGATAGAAGGCGGATGAACCCACGCGCATCCGAGAAACCCGCCGACTAAGGCACCAGCCACCGCAAACACCGCAGATTCCCAGAAAAGGACGCACGGGAGAGTCCAGTGAGCGCGGTTCGCGCATAAGCAAACGAGAAAGACGAACAGGGCAGCCGCGTACACCAAGACCATAGTTGCCGAGCGTTTTCGATGAGTCAGGGCGACCGCCAATCCGGCAGGCGCGCAAATCAGAAAGGGTTCTAACGCGGCTGCAACGACGAGATATGGCCCCAGTCCGATCACCGGGACGGCCCGGTCCAGTAGCCGGCTTGCAAGATGGAGCCTTTGAAATATGACGATGAACCCAACGGCTACCGCGAGCGCACGCAATGCGAGCACCCAGTGGTCCCAAAGATCCCTCGATACGCTTATTCCGAGGATCGTCAACACCTGCCGCCAATACCACGTGGGTGATCTGCGCTGCTGGTGCTCCTCTAATAGATCACCGGCAACGGCGTCGTTCCAGGCACTGTAGTCCGTGAGCCCCAATAGCCAGGTCGCCAGGGCAGGTGGCTTCAACGCGCTCATTGCACTGCTTCCAGTCGGAGGCCGTCCCACATGCTGCTCAAGGCGCGCTGGGATTCGCGAATCTTTGCCATGCCACTCGCCGTGACTCGGAAGTAGCGCTTGGCCCGCCCGCCACGCTCTGGTGTAGCCTCGCCGACTGCCGAAGAGACAAGGTCGTGGGATTCTAGCCGCTCCAAAGTCGCATATAGACTGCCCACTGCAACTCCGCGGCCACACCGCCGCTCGATTTCCCGACAGACCTCTACCCCATATGCCTCGTGACCGAGGCGGAGCAGCGCTAACATGACCATAAACTCGAACTCTCCCAAATATTCACGCTTAGCCATTTGTTCAACTATGGCGAAGAAATCGCCTCTAACCAAGTTCTCTTTGGGTAACCGTCTTGAGCGCCCAAGACGCTTCGCTAAAGTGTGGAGCGCAGCCTGTACGGAACCCGCCAAGGGCGGCTTGTGGACGAAAGACGTTTCTGGAGAATATCCTCAATCCGAGATTCATCCCCTGCCGAGCCCATCAGCGCACGCCGTCGGGGTTCAACGATCCGCCGGGATAGGCTCATTCATTGCCATTCACGCTCAAGAATCCTCAACTCGGCCGACCAATCCGCCAACGCTAGGCAAAGGCCCTCCGACGTCCGGGTGGCCGGCAAGCAGCAACGGTTCGGTAGCCGCGATTTCGGCGCGGCAAAGGTCCACCTCACGCTGCCCCCTTCCGGCGCTCCTCGGCGATCTCCTCGAACGTCCGCCCGTCGCCGTCCAGGGTGGCGTGCTTGCCCGCCAGCGTCTGCCACCTGGAGATCACCACATCCACGTACTTCGGGTCCAGCTCCAGTCCGTAGCAGACGCGCTCGGTCAGCTCCGCCGCGGCTAGCGTGGTGCCACTGCCCAGGAACGGCTCGTACACTAGTTCCCCTCGCTTGGTGTGATTGAGAATCGGCCGGCGCATCAACTCAACCGGCTTTTGCGTGGGATGGTCGTATTTCTCTTCGCCCGAGCCGCCCATGATGAACTTCGGCGATGGCGAGTCCCAGATCGTCGAATTTTCGCCGGCCTTCCCGAACCATGGGGCGTTCTTCTTCCGCACATACCAGCAGGGCTCATGCTGATACCAGTAGTGCGTGCGCGTCAGGACCGTGCGTCCTTTGTTCCAGATTATCTGTTGCGGATAGAGGAACCCGATTCGGAGCAAGCCGTTCAGCACTTCGCGCGTGAAGATGGACGCGTGCCAGACGTAGGCGATTTGCAGGCTGGGTACTAGCTCGAAGGCCTCCGACCAGTCGGCCCGGGTGTCGCCCGAGATCGTAGTCTCGGTGTGACCCTCCGTCCGGTGCTTCATGTAGCTGGCTTCCGCCGGGCCGCAGCCATTTAGGCCGGCGCGGTCGCGCCATTCGGAATCAAGACTTATCCCATAAGGCGGGTCGCAAACCAAAAGCAGCGGTTTGCGCTCGCCCACGAGCCTCGCCACTGCATCAGGGCTGGTCGCATCCGCGCACAGAACCCGATGCTGGTGGCGGCGGTCGCCGCAGAGCCACAGGTCGCCGGGCCGGGACACGGCGTTCTCCGGCAAGGGTGGTGCCGCGTTGGCCCTCTCCTCGTCTTCCGGATCGGCCAGGAGTACATCCAACTCCGCGTCCGTGAATCCGACGATGTCCAGATTGAAGTTGTCGTCCTTCAGCGTTTCCAACTCGACGCGCAACATCTCCTCATCCCATCCAGCGTTGAGCGCCAGCTTGTTGTCTGCCAGCACTAGCGCGCGTCGCTGAGTCTCGGTGAGATGATCGAGAACGATCACCGGCACTTCGGCGAGGCCGAGCTTCCGCGCGGCAGCCAGGCGCGCGTGCCCGGCGATAATAACTTCGTCGCCGCCAACGAGAATCGGGTTAGTCCAGCCGAACTCAACGATGCTTGCCGCGACCTGGGCGACTTGCTCGTCGGAGTGCGTGCGCGCGTTCCGCGCGTTCGGCAGCAGGCGCTCTATCGGCCAGACCTGCACCGAGAGCTTCCGCAGGCGCTCCAAGAGATCTTCCATCAACACACCTCCCGTTGTCGGCCTCGGGTATCTGGGTGCTTCACAACGATGGCCGGCACCTCGTCTACCCCGCACTCCCGCGCCGCCGCCAGGCGGGCGTAGCCGTCGAGAACCACGCCCCTGGTAGTGACGACGATGGGCCCAGGTACAAGGTCAGGACGTGTGGTTGGAATCTTTGCTTTGCCCATCGAACCTTTGTGACGCTTACCCGGCTCTGCGAGCACCAGCATCTCCGGGCCCAGACCGCTATTGCCCTTGCACATCGCCTCGCGGTTTTCGGAACCAGTGCGGCCGAGACGGCACCCACCGTGGGGGCGATTGATGCCGGTCGCGGTCGTGATACCAAGGATCATCTGGATGGTGTCCCCAGCCCGCGTCCTTCCATTGCGTCGCGCGCTGTGCCACCGGTTCCTCGCGTCGCTTCACGCCAGCCCCCGCGGCCACGCGACGGACGGGTGCCGGCGGCGGTGCTGCCGCCTGCGGCGCCGTCGCCCTGGGCCCGCACACCGGACAGCACCGCGGGCAAAACATCCCACGAACAAACACCGGCTGGTGCATCTTCTCCGAGCGCCCACCGCAGTTCGAGCAGGCGGCGTTCACGATTCCGGACTGAACGCAATGTGCCATATCAGCCCGTAAACCAATCCCTCCGCCTTGCCCGCTGGCGGCGGTGACAGATGCACTGTCTACGCTCGACTTGTTAGCCGCCAGTCCTGGACGGCAGCATCGCCTCGATCTGATCAGCCTGTTTGTTCAATCGGAACCGGCCTGCGATCAGCGATTGCAGCGCGGCGTAAGCGTAACATCGCGCGTCCAACGCCTCGTTGCGCGTGCCCGGCTTCTTGATCCACTCGCGATGCGCGAAACCCTTGCTGTACCGCACGCGGCACGTCTCGGCCGTAAGCTGCTCAAAGTAACCCGCGTCGTACTGGTCGCTGATCGGAAAGTGGCAGAATCCGGGGCCAGCCTCCGTGATTTTAAGCCGCGCGTACAGCGCTTCCTTGGCGGCGTCCACGCCTATCACCCACAGCGGGCGATTATCTTTCGCCTTGCTGTGTATGCGCGGCCAGATGGGTCGCTGGCCGGCCGCGCCCTTGATGGGATACATCCTGGGCGCTGCACTGCGGCGCTGCCTCTCGTTGCAAAACCCTTGCACGATCGGCTGGTGGAAACCAGAGTCCACGCAGGCCACGGCAATCTCGAACTCCCGCCCGCACGGATGATCGAACTGCAACGACAGCACCTGGTCGAACGCGTCCCACAGATCGCGTTGCGCCGGATCGCCGGGCAACACAATGTAAGCCAGCGACCACGACTCCTCGTCGCGGCCCCATCCCACGATCTCCAACTCGATGCGGTCGCCCTGGAGGTCCGCGCCTAAAGTAATCAGCACCACCCCCGCCGGCAGCTTGACATCCGGGCAGTATGCTTGCCGCCGGCCCAGCAACTCGCCCGCGTCCGTCCTGGTGGCGCCGGCCTGCTGGAACGTCTCAGCCAGGACGGTGTTCGTGAAAGTTTGCATCCGCTCCGGCGATTTTCGAGCGCGGAGGAAGTCCTTCGCGAGTTGCCCCCACGTCGTCCACGGCGAGTACAGCCCATTCAACCAGAAGCCCGCCGTCTCGCCATCGCCGGGCGCTTCCCCCCGCCACTGGCCACGCTGGAGCATCTCCGGCTTGTGATGGTCCGCGATCCGCTCGTGGCAGCGCTCGCATTCGTACCAGGCCTCGGCGGGTTTCCGGTCCGGCCACTTCACCTGTGCCCAGCGCAGAGTCTGAAACGTGCCGCAGTGTGGGCAGGGAACGAAGTATTTTCGCTGATCCGATTCCAGGTAAGCCTGTTCGATGCGGCTCACCTCCCCAATCGTCGGCGTCGAAATCATCGCGATCTGACGGTTGGCAAAAGTCCCGGTGCGCCGGATGGCCAGGTCAACCGGGTCGCCTTCCTCGGTGCCCGCCGCACCCGTGGACGCCGAAGGTGGATAGGCATCCACCTCGTCCATCAGCAGGAACCGCGCCGGCATGGAGCGCAAGCCCACGGAGCTGTTCGCGCCGGTCGCCACCAGCACGCCGCCCGGGAATTCCTTCGCCAAGATCGTATTGCCGGAATCGCGCTCGCGCGGATCGGAGACGCGATCCGCCAGCACCGAGGTGTTCTCGATCATCGGCGCGATCCTCTGCCGCGAGAACCGTTTGGCGAGTTCAACGGTCGGCTCTACCAGCATCACCGGGCCCGGCGTGTGGTGGATGATGTAGCCCAGCATATTCAGTAGAACCTCGGACCCGCCGATCTGCGCCGGCTTCATGAACACCACCCGCGAGTACGGCGAGGACGGGCTGAGGCAGTCCATGATCTCGCGCAGGAACGGCGTGCGCGACGTGCGCCAGCGGCCCGGCTCGCCAGCCGACACGCGTGAAAGAACCCGGTATTGATCGCTCCACTCGCTGATGGTCAGGTCGGGGTCCGGACGCAATGCGTCGGCGAACACCGCGCGGATGCCAGCGAGGATGGCCGCCACATCAACCTTGCCGCCACGCATCACCAGGATGCCGTTCTTGGCCAGCTTGCTGATATACGGCTGGCTCACCTTCCTGTGACGAGCATATTCCGCCTTGCTCATCAATAGCTTGGCCGACCCGTCCTGTTGCATCACTTAACCGGACTTAACCTTAACTTAACCAGTTTTTTGGGCCTGTCCGTGCGTGAATACCGCACTATTCCAACCCGCGGCGCCGCATCGAAAGTCAGGTCCCTGAAATGGCTCGCCAGTGTGCGCGTGTGAGCCCACCCGTTCGCGACGGCGTGCCCCGTGTTGCGCGCTCGGGCCTAGGGTTAGGTCGTTGGCCCACCTGTTGCCTCGGGCGCGACCTACCGCCACGAACCGCTATGACCGTACTTCGACGTGGCGCTTTCGGATACTGCGATGCCCGACGAGGCACTTGGCCGCCAATTCACGAAGCTCCCGACGGAATGGCCAGCCGCACCATCCCGGTCTCAGTCCTCGTTCCACCGCGATGTGCCTACCACCCGCGTTGCCTTTGCGTGCCATCAGAACCCCTGCGTCACCAAGAACGTGTGTCTCGTGGCGCCTTTCCGTCGCCCCATTCCCAGGGCCACTGCGGGCGTAATCATGGGCAGGTTCGCCATCTCAGCAAGTTGCGCCATGCCGGTGTTCGCCGCCCGCTCGTACCAATAGCGCGTCAGGTCCGCGGACTTCTGTGCGGAGCTGTGCCGATAGTCCGATTGGACAAACCGGATTGAAACTCCGGCCTGCACCCACTCCGCTCGTCCCTGCGCCACAAAACGTTTGGCGCGATTCTTCGACGTGAATCCACACCCGGACACCGGGTTCTCGATTCGAATGGCCTTGCGCATAGTTCTCGTGTAATGCCCAGGTTTGGTGGGATTGCGGGTATGCCCGCAAGGAGTTACGAAAGCGTGGCGGGAACCTTTGAAGGTGCGCTTGTGAGTCCCGCCTTTCGTAGGCGGACGGATGCCACAGCTTACACCTCTTGAATATCAGGCGCGGAAGTCAGTCGTCAACAGAAAAGAAGGTCTCTTGCCATCCTTTTGTTGAAAATCGCGGAAAGGAGGGGGATAACGCAGACTTACCGCGCTTTCCGCGCTTATGGCGCACCTGCACCTGAGTGCAGACGGCTGCCGAATCCGGCGACAGGAATCCACGCGGGGCGACCGAGGGCCGAAGCTTCCCAGATCGGCACTTCACGGGAGTAACCCGGCTTACCCTGCTGCCGCAAGCCGTCTGGGAACGCCAATATCACGATTGTGCCCGGAAAGCGGTTGGAACCCAAAGACCGGTCTTGGGATTTATCGTGAACCCGGGCGTCCTTCGGCGTCCAGTATTTGGAGGCCATCGTGTATTCGAAGCTGCAGGTCCATGGAGAGATTCCATTTCCTTCTTGAGCATTTGACTCGATACTTCTTTCACTCGTTGCTTCGAGAACGTCGCCTTACGGACATGAGCACGAACGAACCGCCTTCAGGGGAGACCTTCCGCAACGCCATATGATAAGGGTCCTCACTGTCGGACGGTTCGACCCGGCGAATGCCTTTCACTCGAAACCATTCGGTGTGCTCAGGGGGGATGAGCTTCAACGCTGCGACACGCTCCACTCGCTCCGGCGGTACCTTCACGAAAGTCTTTTCATCGAACTCTGGTGCGAAGGCGGATCTGGAGGAATCGAACAAGTACTCGTAATCGTCGTACACTTCACCGCGAATCTGGACACGCACCTGTTGCATATCGGCGGCCGGCTTTGGCCGAAACGGTGGCTGCACCGGCCTCAGCACGGGGTTGTACCTGTCGTCGATATACCAGTCGGCCCACAGTTCGCGGCCACCGCGATCATCCTCGATCCCGATGGTTCGGCACCAATACGATGTTCTCGCCTGTGTGAGGTCATCAAGTGCAGCGGTGGGTGTGGCCGGGAGTTTGTCGAACAGATAGACATGCACATCGGCCCGCATCGACTGCACTCTCCCGAGCGCCTTGGGCAGCTCGAAGTAGATGGTGTGGTCGGTGCCTGGCAGCCGTCCCTGGCTTCGCTCGGCAAGGATCACGATCGTCTTTGCTGCCTCTGCGTCTTGCGGAAGGTCCCTGAATTTCCTGGCAAAGCCTTCCATGAATTGTCCCGCCCACCACGCATACGCGTCGCGATTCGCCGGATCGTACTGAACAGAATCCTTTGTCGCCGCGCTAATATGAGCACGCACGTCGGCGAAGACATCCGCATCGGCCGGGCCTTCCAACAGCACCCCGGCCTCCCCATTCAATCCGTAGAGCGCAAATCCCGTAAGGTTGTGAGATCCGATAAAAGCAGCAGCAGTTCCGTTCGGCAGCTCAAACAAATAGACCTTGCTGTGCAGCATGGGGTGATAGCGGTAGAACGGGTTCTTGGCTTTCGCTTTGGTTTGCCGACTATGCCCCAAATGAACGCGCAACCGATCCGGCGGTACCCCAAGCTTCAACAGCTGATCGAAAGCCTCAAAGGCACGATAGGTACCGGCGCCGATAAGCAGGGCGGCCAGCTTTCCCGGACTGGCCAGGATCGGCGGCTCGATCGCATCAATGCCTTCAACTGTCATGAAGCCCACGATTAAGCTGGCCGACATGCACCTAGCGTAGAGATCGGTCAAAAGCGACGCCACTTCGCGCTGCGGTGTATCAAAGATAACTCGGACAGAGAGACTCATTAAGGTGAATCCTGTCATGGCGGATTGTAGCATCCTGCGTAACCTGCCTTAAGCCGTTCTTCGCCCGCCGGAGGGAAAATGGAATCGCGACTGAAGACGATAAAGCCCGCAATCTTTGCTCGCCCCTACAATGAGTGTTTGGCCTGCTAGACTAGGCGGGTTGCGCGCTCGTCTGGTCGGTAGCGAGGTTGCGCACGGTCAAGGATTTTTCGTGCCACTCAAAGCGGGTCGCCTGTCCTCGCCTGCCGACGAGGAATCGCCCGACGCCGAGCGCGTCCATACGACGCAGTGCGCGAATCAGGTGGGGCTTCTCGACTGGCGTGCCGTTGCGCTCCAGCTTATCGCGGAGCGCGTCGAGTTCGGTGACGTTCTGGTTATACTGCCTACTCGCAAAGTGGTCGATGATGACGCGTACCGCAGGGTCCTCCGCGTAGGCTGCGCGCAACCCGGCAGTGTCGGTTCCCGAGCGCGCAGGCGTCGTCGTGATTTGTTCCCCCGCTTCCAGACTAGGCGGAGCCGTGGTTGCTGGCGTCACTTCTTGCGGCGTGGTAGGGGACGCACTGTGCTTCGCGGGGGTTGGTGTCGGGACGTCTACGCGAACGCGCGTGCCGCGGACGAACTCGATGAGGTCGCTCCTGATTTCTTTATCGCGGTTCTCGATGGCCTCCGTGATGTCCTTGATAGCGGCTTGGCTGGGGTCTAGCATTGGTTGTGGGATTTCGAGGGCGGCGCACCAAGCATCGATCCGAATCTTCTTCTGAATCACCTCGTGTATCTGGGCGAGGAAAGATCTGAGCCCTTTGTCGCTCTTGGAAATGTTGAAGTTCTTCTCCAGGAGGGCGCAGTTTCCGAGGCGGTTGACGAGCGCAATGGCATCCTCATCCCCCTGGTTCTCTGTGTTTGCGACCTTCTGTTTCCAGAGGGCGTAGCTGACGATATGGTCGACCTCGATGGTTGGTTTGCTCTTGCCGACGCGGAGTTGTACTTGTGATGTGCTCCATCGCTCTTGGTCGAGCCGGTGCCATACCCAGAGCGCGCTCCGGTAGGTGGCGACGCGCTCTCTGCTCGGTGCCGTGATGGTGTTGATGTAGTTGATGGCGTTCGCAGAGAGGCCGTCGATGAGTTTTGCGAAGCACTCCTCCCACGCTTGGTGCGCAGTGTCGGCGTCATGGATGGCTTTGATGGTCTTGTGCGCGTCGCTGAGCGCTTTCGAATATGCTTCGATGCTGGTAATTGATGAGCCTGACCAGACCCCGGCCCACTGTGAGCACATCAGCCACTGGTCAAGGTACTTGTTGATGGTGTCGTCGCATCGTTTCTCGAAATGGTCACGTGCGAGTTCGCCAAGATTGTGGCCTCTTTTCCAGCTTTCCGCGATGTATATCCACGCCCACACGACGGCGAGGGCGTAAAGGGATGCGACCTGTCCCCGGTTCCCGTACTCGATGGTTCGGTGGTTGAGGTGTTTTGCTCCGAGCTCGAAGGTGGCAGTGACAGGGTGCCATTCGTTGCTTAGTACTGACGCCATTGGGCGGATGACGCTGCCCTTGAGCAGATCGCTGTTCGCGAGTAATCTGCCGTCGTTGTGCGCGACCGCCCAGAGGAATGATGCCGCGCTGACGAGCTCGTCTGTTTCGAGGGTGAGGCTGTGGTCAACGAGTCCTTTGGCGAGGTCATTGAAGCATTCTCCGGCAGTTTTTCCTTCCGTGTGCTGCGCGTCCCAGCCGACTTTGAGCCAGGCTAGCGTGATTTCTTCTCGGGTGAGGGTTCGTCCCGCGGTGTTGAGTCGCGTGAAGATGCTGACGATGGCGTCATTGTACGAGTCTCGGGTCCAGGTTTGCTCGTCGTAGGGTTGGAGTTCGAGGAAGGTGACATCCGAGAGTTTCACATCGCGTAACGTCGTCATGAGCTCGCCGAGCGGCTGGAGCAATCCATGTATCTGTTCCTCACCGAGCCCTTGTCGGATGAGGAGTGGCTTTATGATGGTACGGAACTGCGCTTCCTTGAGGCCGGGATTGGCCTGTGCCTCCTTCCAGAGACGGCTAAGGCGCACGTACCGTTGGTGGTTCGCCGCCTCGTAGGCCTTTGGGAGTGGGTCTTCATAGTTCTCCGGCTTGGGGTAGGCTGATTGCCCGTCTTGCGGGTCAGTAATCGCCCACGCGAGTACGGTACGGAAATCGACCGCGAGAAGGTTGCAGTGTTGCTTCTCGTATTCTGTCTTGAAGCTGTGGAGGTCAAAGCACAAGCTTGCCTTTGACCAATGACGGTACTTTGCCTGTCGACCGCGTGGTCGTCGTTCCTTAATCTCTTCGATCCATTCCCGGTCTTCGAGCGTGAACCCCCAGTCGTCACCACCAAGGGCGAGGAGGAGGCTTTGGACGCGTTGCTGGCCGTCGAGGACCATGTGGTACGACGCTGGCGGATTCATTTGCGCCACCTGCGCTCCGTTCGCCTCGCCGGTGCGGTTCACAACGGTCCAGAACGGACGGAATGGAATGCCTTCCAACTCCTGGTGGTTGACCTTCCACAAGAGGAGCGTGCCAAACGGCCAACCACGAATCAGTGAATCGATGAGCAGAGCGACCTGGTTTGGAGTCCACACGTATGGCCGCTGTAGGTCGGGAATGAGGATGGTCGCGCCCGTCTGTGCACTTGCTCTTTCAAGCAAGTCGTGCAAACTCTGCGAGTCTTGTCGGTAAACGTTCCCCATACCAAAGAATGCACTGGCGCGCGAACGTCGACTTCCACGGTCAGACGATTGGATCGCCCCGAGAATTCTCTAGCTGACGAGCCGGCGGAAATCGCCCTTCAGTGTATCACCGCGACGAGTCTGATGATACGCTTGCCGCGTCGGGTACATCGTGCGTCAGTTCTCTTGGTCGGAAAATCGCACATGAGCGTATGGTCGCCGTCTCGTACTTCTGCCCCTCCGCGCTCCAGAAACGGGTTCTGGGAGATCACTCCCGTAAAGTCCCCGTCAACTGGCCACGTAACGCGCATCTCGTATCGCGTGCCTCCACCTTGCTGACCGCAACGACGCCACACGCGCGTCGGCCCGCAACCTGGCGCCGCCGTATCACTTGGCGAATGCCGTCGCCCCGATGACGCCCATGTGCGAACGGGCGCCAATTCTGGCGAGCCGAAACTGCCGAACAGCAAGGTTTGGTGTTTATTGGGAGTGGCCTGTTTTTGGCGCAGAGCCGGGGCCTCGGGCTGGCACCCTGACGTCACAACGCGTCACAACGCGTTCCTTGTAACTCTATGAAAACATGGTAGCGCTAACGGGAATCGAACCCGTATTTAAGCCTTGAGAGGGCTCCGTCCTAACCGTTAGACGATAGCGCCATCGACTCCCCAATTCTACCATCACTTTCCGCGCCATAATGAAAGCTGGCATGCGTAGCGCCCTCCTCTTCATCGTCGTCCCCACCCTCTTCGCGGCCGACCATTGGGTCCGCTACTCCTCCGGCCCCTTCGAAGTCCTCACCGATTCCTCCGAAAAAACCGGCCAGGAAACCATGGTCCGCTTCGAAGAGTTCCGCCACGCTCTCGGCACCCTCGTCGGCGAGGACGACCTCGAAACGCCCCAGCCCGTCCGCATCCTCGTCTTCAAAAACTCCAAAGGCTGGACTTCGCCCGCGCCCCTCTCCATGGGCCGCGACCGCTACGCCATCGTGCTCGCCGACAAAGCCCCCGTCGACCCCGCGGTCTTCCGCGAACTCACCCGCCTCCTCCTCAACTCCAATACCAATCGCATGCCCGCCGCCTTCGAGCACGGCCTGATCGAATTCCTCTCCACCTTTGAAGTCCACGGCATCCACATCACCATCGGCGTGCCACCCGCGCAGCCGGACCTCGACTGGGCGCGCGTTCACCTGCTCGCCGTCGCACCCGAATATTTCGGAAAACTGCGCATCCTGCTCTACAACCTGCGCAAGGGCGTCGATGACGACGCCGCTTATCGCAATGCCTTCGGAAAATCGGCCGCCGAAGTGGAAGCCCTCGCCAAGCGCCACTTCGCTGCCGGCAACTTTCAGACCGGCACGATCTCCAGCCTCCCCATGGCGCCCAGCGACTTCCACGAAAAGCCCATCTCCGATACCGATATGCGCCTGGCGCGCGCCGATCTGTTGGCCGGCGAGCAATCGGCCGCCGAATACCGCAGCCTGCTCAACGACCATCTGAAGGTGCCCGAGTCCGAAGAGGGCCTCGGCATGCTCGCCCTGCGCGACCATCATAACGACGAAGCGCGCGGCTATTTCGCCGCCGCCATGGAAGCCGGCTCGACGAGCGCCCACGCCTACATCGAGTACGCCCGCCTGGAATCGGACGACGAAAAGGCCGACAAAGCGCTCTTGCGTGCCGCCGGTATCAATCCCAAGCTGGACGAGCCTTTTGCCATGATGGCCCAGCGCGACACCGATCCGCAAAAGCGCCTGATGCACTGGAAGTCCGCCGCCGAACGCGATCCGCGCAACGCGTCGTACTGGCAGGCGCTGGCGGAATGCTATCTCGCCGACCATAATTTCGTCGACGCGGCCAAAGCCTGGCGCGAAGGCGAGCAGGCCGCCACCGACCCGGTGCAGCGCGCCCACATGCATCAGGCCCGCATCGCCGTCGAAGGGCA